CTCCGGGCTTTTCACTAAATGTGCTAGACTTCTGTTGTTTAGCTTTGTTTTCTGCTAAAGAGTCAAGGTTCATCAGCTTAAACGCCATTTCAGGGTCTGTTATTACATTCCCCTTAGCGTGCTGTTGGTCCATAAACTTGGCAACCTCTTCGGCTTCAAATTTAGGCCCTCCATCCTTGCCTGTGTACTTCTCGGTGAGTTCGTCCATTTGATTAACGAACCTCTCTTGCCATTTGTACGCCTCTAGCTTTTGCTCTACTAAACTGTCTACTGTGTTTTTATCCACATAACCCATTGCCTCAAGCTCTTTCCTTGCAGCATCAAGTTGTCTTTGTCTGGCTGTCTCCTCAGGAGAAGTTACCTGTGGATTGAAAGCCTGACCAAGTCTATCTGCTACCTCGGCCTTTGCTTTGAGTTCGGCCATTTGCTCTTTCATTTGATTAAGCTCATTGACCTTCTCTTGGAATCTATCATAAGGTATTCGATTGTCTACCTTACTATCTTCCCCACCTTCACTTTCGGTGTTTGACTGCCCCTCGGCAGAATCTAAAGTGTCTGGCGCTGTTTGTTCAAAGTCTGATGAGGACTCTACGGTTGTCTCCGTACTTGTTACATCTAATTCCTCGTTATCCATAGTTATTCCCACATTTTAACGTCTTCAGTGACGTACGGGCGGATAAATTTATATAAAGAACTACTCGCTCTTAAAGGCTTGTGACCTCTATGTTATTATAACATATGAGTTTTTAGCCTTTGTGCAGAGGGGTCGAGGAATCCCCCTGCGCAAAAACCACAAGCTATTCCATTACACTACCGTCCATTGCACCAGGTGGTAATTCACCCATTGGGCCTGCTTCCATTCCTGGAGGTGGGCCTTGTAGTGCCATTTCTAACTCTATCGCCTCCATCTTCTCTTCCTGGAGTCTCTGTTTCTCTTCCTCTGCGTCTATATCGTAATTGGTTAACAAGGTCTGTCTACTTATATCGCCACCACCTCTTAGCATGGTTAGTATCTCTCTCTTGCCTTCCTTGGTGTGTGCAATACCAGAACTTATCTTGACCTTAACCTCTGGGTTTCTTGGTATCTGAACTATCTCCATAATGTTCTCACCATTCTTAATGCCCATTGTCTCTTCACCGTCCTCGTTAACTATCCTTGGTACATTCTCTTCCCCTACTTGACCACTGATAATGCCGTACATCTCCCCACTGTCTGTTCTGAATGGCTTAGTAATTAACTGGTGATCGTAGCCCATATCAAGTATGTCTTCTCCCAATCGTGCTAGGGTGTCTGCTAGGTTGTCTATTAAGTCAATAATGTTGGTGTAAGCATTGGCCACTAAAGTTTCAAACGCTGTACCTGCTGTTACTCCTTGTGGTGCCCTACCCATAAATGCTTCGTGTGCCGCCCCTACGTTTTGTATGTACTCCTTAATGTTGTCTACTTGCTTAAACGGAGTGTTACTCATAGGCTTCATGTCCATTTGTTGAATGCTGTGTCCGGGCTTATGTCGTAGTATCTGGCCGTTCTTGTTGTTGATTATCTTAATACCTGAATTAGAGTCGGTTACATACTTACCCTTACTAAATATAATGTTGTACTCAAGTATTGACCTCTCAAGGTAGTTTAAGGCTTTGTTTAATGGTACAAGGTTTTTAACCCAACCCTCGCCGTATATGCCCTCAATGTTGATGTCAGGGAAGTATAATTCAAACGGTAACTTCTTAAACTCTGTTATCTCGTTTCTTAGTATCTTGTTCTCACACGTTGTTATTACCCGAATACCCTCCTCTGTAACACACCACGTTTCGCGCAATAGTAAGTTGTTCCCTAACGAACTCTGGTCTGAAGTGTTAGAGTTAATCAGTTCCTTATACGCACTCTCACTCTGTTTACTTGTAGTTGCCAATTCCTTTATAGCCTCTTCATCGTAGTAAGGGTTCTTCTCTACTATCTCCTTAGGTCTACTTATAACCTTGACCACATACCTTGCGTCATCTATACCCGTAGCGTAAGGGTCTATGTAAGTGTCAAAGGGGTCAAGTACCTGTATCCATGGCATACCCTCACCACTATCAGCCTCAGCATCATAGCCATACTGTACTATACCCTGTCCATACAACAGTCCATATAATACAAGTTTCTTAACATGGTGCTTCATATGTAATTTGTCATACGCAAATCCAAGGTACGCACCTAGTATTCTTGAAGTGTTAGCGTCTAGTGTTGAATAAGGAAGTGCATCTACGTCCCATGTTGGAGAAACTCTCGTTACAGCGCCTCTAATAGCCCTACAAGTGGCATACACTTGGTTAATCATAAAATCCAATGGGTCTTTGTTACCCCATACTAACTTTCCTGTGTCCTTGGAATACTTAACGTTCTGCCAACCTCTGTAATAAGCGTTGTTGATAAACCACTGTCTTTCAATATGGGTACTCCTAAAGTTCTTACTCTCCTCAAACTTAGCGTCTGTGTACTCTATCCAGTATGTTTCGTCATACTTCTCTTTACTCTCCCTCTCTGGCTTACCTATTAAGCCCTTCATAGAATCTTTTAAGGCCATGTTAGTTTGTCTTAATTTACTTCCTCGTTCTCACCTAGAAATGGTATCTCGTCAATACCCACTTCCTTAATAGGTTCCTCTTTTTCCTCTGGTTCTTCTGCTACTGTCGCTACGTATTCTGTTAAGTCTCTACTCTTAATCATCTTGTGAAGTTCCGCCCTCTCCCTTGTGGAAAGAACTAACTGAACTACGCCCAAGGCGATTAAACCCAAGACTGCAATACTCGCTATGATAGCTAATGTTATCTCCATACTTAATTATATCACATCAATATATGTCTCCCCCTCCCTCGATTAAGTCGCCACCATCCTCTACAAAGTCCATTGTGGTATCTTCATCACTCTCGTAAGTAATATCCTCTGGGTCGTCCACTACCCTGCCGTACATATCCATTTTAGGGTGATCAAAGTAATCAGGTCGGCTCATTACCATATACCTCATAGCATCAAGTAAGTCCTCCCCAACCTTAAACGGTCTGGCTCTGTCCACATCAGTACTCTCCTTCCACTTTCGCCAATGGTAGTTCATAAGCTCGTCTTTGGTCATAGTGCAGTTCTTACCTATAAACAACTTGTTCTCTCTAAATAGTCTTGTGGTCCTGTTAATACCAGCCATTACATCGTTGTTACCCGGTACAAACGCCCAACCCTCTTCTACCAACTGATCGTACATACTCATTCCTGAGGTTTGTTGCGTTCCCTTACTTGCAGGGTCAATGATAAACGAACTAATGTCGTTCTTTTGTAGTCCGTTTCTAGTTAGCATTGCCGATAAGTGATTGCCAATTTCACTAGCCGTTAAGTGTTGCTTCCTATCCTCGTCTACCACGTATAAGTTGTGGTTTATATCTTCCCTCATAAGCAACATAGCCGTAGGGTGATTCCAACCCACGTCTAAACCTACAAAGAATATGTCCTGAATATGTCTCTCTGGTATATTAATAACATGCTTAGTCTCTTCAAAGTCTGGGTAAATAAGTCCTTCAAACTTCTCGAAACTAGCTAAGTACTCTTGTCTAAACATAATCTCACTTAAATCGGCCTTGGCCTTTTCAATGAGCTTTCTGTCAATGTAGGGGTTCTCTTCTGTGGTGTACCTCCAAGTGTCGTAGTCTTCCTGTCCCTCTACTGCTGGCTTGTAAAAACCCTCATACACCCAATCATAACCCTGTGGAGTGGTTGTAATCCAAGCGTAGCCTCCCCTATCAGTTAGGGCCGGGTATATAACCTCCCACACTTCCCTGTCTTGAAAGGACGCCTCGTCCATCCACAACCAATCCAACCCAACACCCCTGAGTCTGTCCGGGTTGTCTCCACTTCTAAAAGTTATCTCACTTCCATTTACTAACTGGAGTTTGTGATCCTGCTTGTTCCAAGACTTAATAGCCTGTGGCGGACACCAATCCATAAACATAGGGATATTAACGTCTTTTAACATAGGGTACGTTGGTGCTACTATCATGCCCTTGCTCTTAGGGTTTGTATCAGCCCACTTTAAGGCTTCTATAGTGCCAGCGATACTGTTGTGAGTAACAATAAAGTCATTAGTAATATACAATCCATCACCACCGATATTTATACACTGACACTCCTCTTCCGCTATCAATTCAATGTCTAAAATCCTTCTCCTTAATTTCCCTATACCCAACTCTTTCCACCTATCTGCTTTCCTTTTAATCCTACAAGGGTTTATATCCCCACTAAACTGTATATATAC